ATGAAAGATGAGCGTGACGAAGTTAAAGAAGCTGGTGGATACTATACACAACCAGTATACGACATGATTAAAAAGCATGGTTATGAAAAAGTAATGCATGAACTATTGACAGCATTAGACGCTGATGAAATTCAAAGTTTCCTTCAACGTGCAGAGTTTGATGAATCAGTAAATGAAGCAGACACTACAAAGTATGGTATTGTACGCTATCCAGACACAGCAATTTCTTACATCAAGAATGATGGCAACGGTTGGGAACACATCTTTGATAAGTCTTACGGCTTTGAAGGTCCAGTAGATAAAGATGACCTGCAATACGCCAAGAAAATTGAAAAAGAAAAGATTCCAGGACGTATGTTAGCAGCATATTCAGGCGGACGTGAAAAGCGTAAAATGTCAGAAGCTGAAGGCGAAGTACACACTGTATACATTAACGGCAAAAAGTGGAAATCATTTACTAAAAAGGAAACAGCTGACAAGGCAGCAGCAACAATTACTGCAAGAGGTAAAAAGGCTGAAGTTAAAACTGGCCCAGCACCACAGTATAAGCCAAGAGCAGAAACACCGATGCCAACACCCAAACCACAAGACCCAAAGCAAAAATCAGCAATGGACAAAGCATTGAAGTCAATTGAGATGTCGTTTGGACCAGAGCGTAAGGCAATCACTGATCAAGTACTCGCAATGTCTCGCACAGCAGAAATGTTAACTAACCCGGCGTGGGCGGACCGTGCATGGAAAAATGTTGATCAGTATGGTATCAAGGACAAAGCAGACTTAGTTAGAGAACTACAAATGATGATTGCTGATGAACAGCGAGTCCAGGATGATGACTTAGACGGACATATATATGGTCCTGATAGTAATATTCGACAAATGCGCAAAGCATTAGACAAGATAAGCTAATGTCCACATTAATAATAGAACCAATGAGCCTTAGAGAAAGCACTAGTTGCCAGACATGCGGCCATGGTTCTCATTGTGGAACATCAAAGTATGTAGAATTTAAAGACTATGCATGTGACGGTGGAGAATACAGACAAGTAAAGATTTGTGATTCCTGTAATTGCATAAAATGTCGGAATAAACAGAAGGAAGCATGATATGCGAGCATTAGAAATTTTAACAGAAGCAACATTACAGCCAAGTGAACTCCGTAAGCATGCTGGTAAGTATTTAAAAACATTAATACGCAAAATTCAAGATGGCGAACCACTGGAAATTACTCCTGATAAGCAATCACGATTTGGTGACAGTGTGGTCTTAAAGGCATCCAATGCAAACAAGTTAATGAATGCATGGTTTGGTACAACCAAATGGCCAGACATAGAAGATATGAACTTGACACCCAATAACGATATTATTCCTGTAGATAATAAAATTGCTTCTTTAATGCTACAAACAACATCGGGAGATGACATCCCTATGAGTGCGCTATATAAGACAGCAGAGTACAAGGGAGGCAAAGACTTCAACAGTGGAGACATTGGTGAGGGCGCATTGGGCGCTGCCGTAACAGCAAAATTTCTAGCACGTGGAAAAGATATTACTGAGCAAGATGTAATGGAAATCATTGCCAAACTAGGCAGCGGAGAAAAAGAAGGCAAAAACAACCTCAAAGGTACGACCACTAACAAGAGTGCTAATGATGATATATACTATACATTGGTGTTAAACAATGCCAGCTATAGTGCATTAGTAGGCGCCGCTACTAGTGGCGAAGTACATCCTGCCATCAAAGGTGCTATTCGAAGCAGTGTGCAGTTTGCCAATCAAAATTCCGGTGTTGCTGCAGCACTAGAAACAATTATGAATGATAAAAATGCCAACAAAGTCACAGTAAAAGCGGACGGTGTAAGCGACCAAAAAGGCACCAAAGCTGATTTGTTCTTGGATGTAGACGGTTCGACTGTCAATCTATTGAGCTTGAAAGCTGGTGACGTAAAGCAATTTGGACAAGCAAGTGGATATAACTTTAACGCATTGGAAACATTCTTTAGCTCTACATTTGGAGTAAACATTGATAAAGCAACTGAACAAGACTTTGTTGACGGAGATCCAGTAGCAAGTTTTGAAGCAATACATAAAATTTATAACCAAGTTGCTAAACGTATTGAGTCTGAATTGGCTGGGGATAGTGATCCAAAAGAAGCCAAATTTGTAGAGCGTTTATACCAAGGTGTTAAATCACACGCAACAGGTGGTGATGATAACACTAGCATGGTTATCTTAAAAACAACTCCAAACGCACCAGGTTATGTGCAACTTAAATTCGGTCCAGAATTGCAAAAAGCAATGGCAGGTGTCGACCTTTATTTAAAGTATGATGCACCGGGCCAACGTAAGCCTGCTAAAATCGAAGTATGGGGCAAGGGCGACCAAGGTGGCGATGCTATGCTACTACGCATGCGCTCAAACTTCAAAAGCGAAGGCAAAGGCTATGTCCGTAATATCGTAGAGATGGGTCCATTACTTAAAATATTGGCAAAAATTGAAGCGGCAAACTAATGTGGGATTTAATTGAACGCATGGCTAGCGATAGACTTTGGATTTATACTGCACTTGCCGGTAGTATCTTTGGTGCATTGTTTATTGCCTGGGTTACTGACACTCGAATTGCATTATGGACTTATGGAAAATGGTCAGCATTATTAGATTATTTTGTGAATAGATGGGGATGGACTTGGTTTAAACAAGATCCAGATGCCTGGAGAAAACTCAATCCATCACTATCCAAAAAGATAGATGAACTAGAAAATAAAATTAATAAAAAATAATTACATTGACATCTTTAATACACGTGCTATAATAACGTTATATCAATACATACATAGGAGCATATAATGTATTCACAAACTGACATTGACAAACTAAAGCGGATTGTTCAAGAAGGAATTCATGTAACAGAAGAAGTTAATACTCTCAAAGAAGGGTTACGTGATACGGTAAAAGCAATTGCAGAGGAAATGGGCATTAAACCAGCAGTACTTAACAAAGCTATCAGAATTGCACACAAAGCTGAATTTGCTAAAAACCGTGAAGAATTCGACGAACTAGAACAGATTCTACAAAGTGTAGGGCGTGCCGAATAAGTGCGTACACTAGAGGAAAATTTATCAGCCCCAACATGGTGCCCTAGTCCTTGGTTTGAGATGTACATTGAACCAAATGGAGATGTACATATTTGTTGTGAAAGTGATAGTTACAACGAACCCAGTGGTAACATTCACTATAACTCTATGGAAGAGATTTTTCACAGCAAAACATTCCGTGATGCCAGGGAAACTATGATGGCTGATAAATGGCCTCGGGTGTGTCACTACTGTAAAGTTAAAGAAGAAAAGTTTGGCGCAAGCAGCCGAATTGGAAGACTTCATGGCTATAAAAAACTAATTGAAGCAAACTCCGATAACTTTACTACTATGAACCCAAAAAATATCTTTAAACTAAAGATTGACTTTAGTAATGGATGCAATTTACGGTGTAATATGTGTAGTGAACATCGTAGTACTGCATGGATTAAAGATAAAAATGCAATGGTTAAAGATTTTGCGGATTTGCAAAATTATGATTATGGGCATCATAATTCGGTTTTGACTGAACCCAAACAACTCAAAAAAATTACCAGTAATATTCCCAGAGAGTTTGTGGATGACAATTTAGATTTTCTACTTACACTACAGCATATTGAAGTTAGTGGCGGCGAGCCGTTCTTCCATCCAGAGTTTATTTACTTATTGGAGAAACTAAAAGAAGCTGGATGGAAAAATGAGATGAAGGTTATTACCAATCTCACATTGCTAACACCGGAAATTGCTGAATTGCTCAGTAACTTTAATACTAGACTTATATTAAGTATTGATGCATGCGGTCCGTTATATGAATATATTAGACCAGCAACAGTAATTGGAAAATATACTTGGGAAGATATCGAACAAAATATTGAACTGTGTATTGAAAAGGGATTTGGGTTAAATTTTGCATACACTGTTCAAATATATAACTTCTACAACTTAATTGAATGGACAGAGTTTTATACAAAAGTAAGAGAACGTACTAGAGTACCTAATATGTTTAACAATAATAGCCTTGTTAATCCACAGCATCTAATGATATGCAATCATCCAGATCAACAGGAAAAAGAAAAACTAGTAGCCTTATTGAAAAAAGATGACAGAGTATTTCCACAAGTTATAGAAAGTATTCTTGCAACTCCTGATCCCAAAGCATGGGAAGCCTTCTGTCGATGGACAGACTATACTGACAAACTCAGGAACACCAGTATATTTAAATATATTCCTGAGTTTGAAAAGTATTGGATTTAAAATGAAAAGATATACTGAAGCTGACTTATACGGTCAGCAAAACTACGGGGGAAACGGAAAAACTAGACGGGGATACGGCGACCTGTATGATCTGCTATTAAATTATTGTAATCCAAAATCTATATTGGAAATTGGTATAGGAACATGCCACAGTCATCTAGTTTGGGCTCAATCAGCACCTGAAGCAACGATTATTGGACTAGATATTGCAGGCCCAACTGAAGATATATGTGCAAGAAATGACTTACAGATAAATCAACTTCTGAACGCAAAAAACGGCATGAATAATTTGAGCAGATGGCCAATTCATGCAATCAAGAATATTGACTTATATTGGGGGCGGGATGGGTATTCCAAAGAAACTGCACAAGAAGTTGTCGAGATCTACGGCAATCTGGATTTAATTATCAATGACGGAAAGCAAACGTCATCAATACATAATCTATTTTTAGATGCATGGAATGATCAATTGGAATCTGGAGCAATACTTGTCCAGGAAAAGCTAGGCAGAGACCAATATAGTAGTTTTAATAAAGAGTCTGCAATCAAAGCTATTAACCGTGGATGGTTACTGTATGATATTAGCGGTAGTTGCACATTTGAAAACCATGACTCTCATAGGTGCATTGGGTTTCTATCAAACAGACAAGATGAAATACAAGAACTTTTTAAAGATTTTATGCCTATAACAATGTCATACTTGACAGACTAACCAAGAAAGCGTATACTGAATACATGAGCTATATTGACGGATTTTTAGACAGAGACAAGGATATTATACACATCGCAGAACGTGTAAACGGCGAGCGAGTGTACCGAGAATATCCAGCAAAATACACAATGTATTACAAGGATGCACGTGGTAAATATACCAGTATCTTTGGCGATAAACTACAACGTGTGGTAGTAAACAGCGGCAAAAAATTTGCCGCTGAGAAAAAGATGAACGCCCACAACGACTTGTTTGAGAGTGATATCAATCCTCTGTTTCGTTGTTTTTCTGAGAACTATGATCCAAACACGTCTCCCGAATTAAACATTTGCTTTTTTGATATTGAGACGGACTTCAACAAAGAGCTAGGCTTTGCTCCTCCGGAAGATCCGTTTAATTCTATCACAGCAATCAGTTTCCATAATAATTGGTTGGGGAAGACTGTAGGATTGGCCATTCCTCCTAAAAATATGAGTATGGCAGAAGCTAATGCTATTGCAAGTAAGTTCGACAGTGCTTATATTTTTGAAAATGAAAAAGATTTGCTTAATGCATTTCTAGACTTGGTTGAGGATGCAGATATCCTTAGCGGCTGGAACAGTGAGGGATTTGATATTCCATACTTGGTAAATCGTGTTAAGCGTGTATTAAGTAGACATGATACTAGGCGCTTCTGTCTATGGGACAAGTTTCCCAAGGAAAAAACAATAACCAAATACGGCAAGGAAAGCCAAACGTATGAGCTTTTCGGGCGTGTACATTTGGATTATCTAGAACTATATCGTAAGTATACATATCATGAAATGCACAGCTATAGTTTGGATGCAATTGGTGAATATGAACTAGGCGAGCGCAAAGTTGAATATGAAGGTACACTGGACACACTGTACAACCAAGACTTTGAGAAGTTTATCGCATACTCTATTCAGGACGTTGACTTGTTGGTACGTTTAGATGCAAAGCTACAGTTTATTGATTTGGCAAACGTGTTAGCACATTCTAACACAGTGCAATTGCAGACAACAATGGGCGCGGTTGCACAAACTGATATGGCAATTGTTAATCACGCTCATAGCATGGGTTTAATTGTTCCTGATAAGGACAGAAGTAGTGAGCGACCATTGCCTGCGGCGGGCGCATATGTTGCGACTCCAATCAAAGGTGTACATGAGTGGATTGGAAGTATTGACCTTAACTCATTGTATCCAAGTATTATTCGAAGTTGCAATATGAGTACAGAAACTATCGTCGGACAAGTGAGGCATAGTTTAACTGATCCGATGATCCAGAGTTTTAACAACGGCAAAGATGGATTTGTGCCACGTGCGTGGGATGGTAAGTTTGCATGTTTAGAATATGATCTCATTATGGCTAAAGACACTGAAACTACACTGTATGTTGACTTTGAGAACGGTGAGAGTTTCGCTGCGCATGGCAGTGAGATTTATGACTTGTTATTTGAAAGTGGCCAGCCCTGGATTATCAGCGCAAATGGTACTATCTTTACGTATGAGAAAAAAGGTGTTATTCCAGGATTACTGGAGCGTTGGTATGCAGAACGCAAGGAGTTGCAGGCGAAAGCTCGAGAAGCCCGTGCAGAAGGTGGTGACAAGTTTGCGTATTGGGACAAGCGACAGTTGGTTAAGAAGATTAACTTGAACAGTTTGTATGGTGCTTTGTTGAATCCTGGCAGTAGATTCTTTGATGCTCGTATGGGACAAAGTACTACGCTGACAGGACGGTGTATTGCAAAGCATATGGCAGCTCAACTTAATCAGATTATTGCTGGAACATACGACCACAAAGGCAAAGCAATTGTATATGGCGATACTGACTCTACATACTTTAGTGCGTATCCAATACTAAAAACGCAAATTGAAACAGGAGAGGTTGACTGGAGCCGAGATAATGTCATTGCATATTATGATGCAGTGTGTGAGGAAGTGAACAAGACATTCCCAGGATTTATGCAAGGTGCTTTCCATACCACAAACGAACTTGGTGAAATTATTGCTGCTGGGCGTGAGATGGTTGGCAGTGCTGGTATCTTTATTACCAAGAAACGTTATGCTATGTTGGTATTTGATAATGAAGGCAAGCGTGAAGATACTGACGGCAAAGCTGGTTATATCAAAGCCATGGGATTGGACCTCAAGCGCAGTGACACACCAGATTATATGCAGGAATTCCTAAAAGAGTTGCTATTGAAGACTCTCACTGGGGTTGATAAACAAGAAATTTTTAGCAGGATTATTGAGTTTCGCAAGGAGTTCAGAGCAAAGCCCGACTGGCTTAAAGGAACACCCAAGCGTGTTAACAACTTAACTAATCACACTGCCAAGTTTAAAAAGACAGGTAAGTGCGGAGTTGGACATGCATTAGCGGCAATTAATTGGAATCGCCTACGTGAAATGAACAGTGACAAATACTCAGTTGAAATTACAGATGGCATGAAAACTATTGTA